GCAAATATGTTCGCTTCAATCTTAAATGCAAATAAAGATTGTGAAAGTGCAACATTAGAAGTTAGCTCACAAGGGTTAGCAAGAATTAAATTCTCAATCGATAATTACGATTCAGAATACTTCTTGGTATCAACACAAGCAGTTAACTAATGGAAAGTCTAAAACATAGTTTATGGGTGGAGAAATATCGTCCAAGCAGTTTAGACAATTATATCGGTAATGACCATTTAAAATCAAAGGTGTCGGTGTATCTTGAATCAGGAGATATACCACACCTATTATTATTCGGTAGAGCAGGAACAGGTAAAACAACACTTGCCAAACTACTAATTAATAACATTGATTGTGATTACCTTTATATAAACGCATCTGATGAGAATAGTGTTGATGTTGTAAGAGAAAAAGTAAAGAACTTCGCATCAACATTAGGTTTCAAAGATATGAAAGTGATTATCTTGGACGAGTGTGATTACATTACACCAAATGCTCAAGCAGCACTTCGTAATCTTATGGAAACTTTCTCAAAGAATTGTCGTTTTATCCTAACTTGTAATTATGTAGAGAGAATAATTGACCCGATACAAAGTCGTTGTCAATCATTTCAAATTGTCCCACCAGACAGAAAACAAGTTGCACAACATCTGGCAAATATATTGACAAATGAAAGTGTAGAGTATGATATTAAAGATATAGCAACCATAGTGAATGGTGGTTATCCAGATATCAGACGAGTAATTAATGGTTCTCAAAGACAGGTGGTCAATGGTAAATTAGTAATTGATGAGAATACAATTACACAAAATGATTACAAAACAAAAGTTTTGGACATATTAAAAACTCAAGATAAGAAATCATCATTTCAGAACATCAGACAACTATTAGCAGATTCAAAAGTTACAGACTTTTCAGATTTGTTTAGGTTGATGTTTGATACGATAGACGATTGGGGACAAGGTCATATTGCTGAATGTATTTTAGTCTTATCAAAATATCAACAATCAGACGCAGTTGTAGTGGACAAAGAAATCAACATTATGGCTATGTTTGTAGAAATAATAGGGACAATAAAATGAGTAGTCATCCAAAAGGAATGCCACCAAGACAAGACGGACTTCAAATAGATATATCAAAAACAGATACTATTGTTTGTGAGGAGTGTGGAAACGCATCTTTCATACAAGCATTTTTCTTAAAGAAAGTATCGGCTTTGGTATCACCAACAGGTAAAGAAGCTATTGTTCCGATACAAGTATTTAGTTGTGGTAATTGTGGAGCAATTCCAAAGAATATGATAGACCAATCAGCACAATATTATATTCTGAGTTAATTTAGATGTATTACAAAGTAGATTTAACTAAATATACACCGAAACAAACTCGTATTTATTTAGAGTTTGATAAGTATAAACTTAGTTCATACCAACTAAAATCAATCGAAAAAGAACTAAATAACTTCCAAGATTCATTTGGTAAATCTTGGAACGAGTGGGATATGTCTGATTTAGAATATCGTTTAAAAAATAATTGGAGATTTTATTTAGTCGGTAATGGTAGAGAAGGCTTAGAATTACCAGTTACTGAGGGTTGGGCATTCATAGATTATAATTGGGAAATACCAAAGTTATGTAATCGTTATGTAGTTCCAAAGTATAGAGATGGAAAGTTGGGTGAAGACTTAGTTTGGATGCGATTTAATGATTTAAAAGAACAAGGTTACGATTATTGTTTTGGACACATTGATAATTGGAATAAACCAGCACAGATGATTAGTAGAAAATTTAAAGGATTTGTGGAAGAATATGAAAGCTTGGATTTTAAAAAGAAATAACGAGTTAGAATTTACAGAAGTAAAAACACCGACAATAAAAGATGACGAAGTTTTACTAAAAAGTAAAGTTTGTTCACTCACATATAATTTTGTATGGGCATTCTCTGGCATTCCAGTTGATATGAATAAAATTAATAATCGTGATTACACAATCTTCGGAACAGACGGAGGTGGTATTGTGGAAAAGGTTGGTAAGAATGTTTCCAATGTAAAAGTTGGTGATGAAATTGTTATTTATTCAATGATGAACAATAAAATATTTGGATATGAAACCACCAACGGATTATTAGGGGAATATGCAGTTGTAAAAGATACAATGTGTTATCCAAAACCTAAACACTTAGATTGGAAAGATTGTATCATTAGTGATTACGCTACAAACTACCAAGCACTAAAAAATTGTAATTACAAAAAAGAAGATGTAGTTTTGGTTTGGGGTGGTTCAGGTGGTTGTGGAAAAGCAATGATAGAATTATGCAAAGAATTAGGACTTAGTGTTTATACAATCACATCTGATTGTTTTACAACAAATAATGCAGATTTATCTTTTGATAGAACAAAATTTGATATAAATTTAAAGTCATCTTTGATAATGATGAGAAAATCTATGAAATCATCAGAAGGATTACCAACAATTATTGTAGATTATTTAGGAAAAGATACATTAGATTTTAGTTTAAAGTTATTAAATAAGAAAGGAAAGGTTGTAATCTATGGTGCACACACAGGTTATGATGTTTCTTTTGATAGTAGATATTTATGGTTAGACGAGAAACAGATAATCGGTAGTCATTTTTCAAATGTTTCTAATTATGAAAAAGTATTACAAATGATAAATAAAAAACAATTGAAACCTAATTCTATGGAACACGAAATATCAGAATTAAAAACATTACATAGTAAATTAAAACAAGACAGATTAAAGGGTAGACATTCTTTGATTTGGTAATATTTATATATAGGAAAACATTATGTCAGTAAAAACAAAAGTAGAAAATTATTTAAATTATATCACAGGAAGTGCAGGTGGTTGGCCAGCAAATACTAATATTGGTATTATTGGTAATATGGACTATATAGTTGAAACAGGTTCTAACGATATTTACTTTATTGAACCAAATACAAATATTGGTTTAGATGGTTCTATTTCAGAACAAACTACACTATTTAACTCAATTTCTGATTATGCAAATGAACAATCTTGTAATACTTGTTATGTTTATGGAGTTAGAGAGGGTGGTAGACAAAATCCCACTACTTATCAACAAACTTTAATTAGTTCAAGTTTTGCCAGACACGATATAGCGATTAATTTTGAATATAATAACAACACATCACACACTTACTTCTCACAAAGAGGTAGTGATGACCATACAGGTAGTTTTCATTTGTTTATACAAACACCTTGGTATAGTGATGATAACTTGAAAAGTATAGTTAGTGGTTCATTTAATAAAACAAAATTTAGAAGTTTATTAAGTTCATCACCTGAAAGTGAAAGTTTGATTCCATTGTTTGATACATCATCACCAACAACAAACACCAACAATCCAGATTTTATTGTAAAAAATCCAAGTGCAGATGGTGGATTTATCAATAATTATAAAATGTATGATTGGAATGGTTCCAATGCACGAGTAACAAATGCTATCGCAACAGCAAGTTCAGCAGGAGATTTAGCTGAAAGTTTTATTGTAATGAGTGGAAGTAATGAATATTTGGAAACAGGTAGATTTGTTTACTTAACCACACCAACAAAGCAAATAGAATTAAAAGATTATGTAGTTCCATTAATATCTTACAAGTCAGACGGAAATGACGGGTATACAATTAGGTCATACGGAAGAACAACAGCTAGTGGTAGTTTGATTGATATGTTTGACGGCTCCACAAAACAAGTTCAAGATGTAGAGGTTGGAGATGTTGTTAAATCTTATTGGCCAGATAATATGAGTTTGAGTGATATAGATTATATGGATTACACCAATACAGAGCTAACAGGTTCGTTTAGTGGTTCGATAGTTGTAGGTATATCACAAGACGAAAGAAGTGAACATTACTTACTAAATGGAACAAAAAAATTATCAAAAATGAACTCTACAAGTTCAGACTCAGATTATTTTGTTAAATCAGGAGATACTTGGTCTTGGAAAAAAACAAGAGATATATCAGTAGGTAATTATCTACTGCAAGGAGACGGAACAGAATTAAAAGTTACATCACTAACGGAAGAAACAGAATCAACGACATTTTATTCCTTAGATGTAGAAGATATAGATACATACTTTCAAAGTGATATTTTAGTTCACAATATACCAAAGAGGTAATATGAAATACAATGACGGTTTTAAATATTCAATACAAATTCCAAACTTTTTATCACCAGAAAAGTGTGATGAATTACTAAAAGACATACAAGAATCTGAACAAGATGTAATTGGTTGTGTCGGAGATGAAACGGGTGGAACTGCAATCATACCAAAAATTAGAAAAACTAACGAGTGGTATTTATTTGACCAGCCGGACAATGAGTTTAGGCCAGACAAAGTAAATAAAGATTGGAAGTGGTTACAAGACAAAATGTTTCAAATGGCTAATATCGTAAACGATAAAATATTTCAATTTGATATTGAGGGTTGTGATAACGAGTTAAAACTTATCGAGTATAGAAAGGGTGGATTTTATGGTTGGCACACAGATTTCAATGCAGGTAGTTGTTCTAACAGAAAGTTAGTAGGAATTATTCAATTGACAGACCCAAGTGAATATGAGGGTGGGGATGTCCAATTTGGTATCCAAGATAAAGATACAAAAGAATGGTATTCTATGAATAAATTAAAAGGTTCAATAACTTTTTTTCCAGCGTTCTTATGTCATAATGTAGTTCCAATAAGTAAAGGTAAACGATATGTTATTCAAGAAATATTTGTAGGAGACCATTTTAAATGACACAGAATGATAATTTTGAGTGGTATGTTCATATACCATTTTTAAGTGAAGAACAATGTGATGACTTATTATTAGAACTAAAATCAGAAAATGGTTGGTCAAGAGCACAAGTTATAAATCCAAATACCCAAGAAGAATCCGAATCAGAATATAGACAATGTGATGAACTATTTTTGAAACAAAGTCATAATGAAAAAATTAAAGGTAATTATGATTGGATTTTAAAAAAATTAGATACTATTGCAAATATAACTAATAATAGAATATGGAACTTTGATATTGAAAGGTTTTCAGGTGATTTTAGAGTTTTGAAATATAATGTTGGGAATCAGTTTGGTTGGCATTCTGGTACGGACAAAGGGCATTTATCATTAAATAAAATAACTTGTTTGATACAATTATCAAATCCAGAAACAGATTTTGAGGGTGGAGATTTACATTTTGCTTTTCAAGATGATAAAGAAGAATTTTTCAAAGCACCATATAAAAAGGGTTGGTTATTTATGTTTCCATCATTTGCGAATCATATGGTAACTAAACTCGTTAGTGGAGAAAGATATATAATGAGAGAAACTTACATAGGGGAACCATTTAAATAATGAATAGATTTAAAAAACCAGAGGGATTTGATAAAGAGTTAAAAATGTATGAGTGGATGAAACAAGAAAAGTTTGAGTTCAATAAAAATAGTATAATGGACGGAAAAGATATTGTTATGCACGATTGGGAAGACAGAATGATGAAGAAGCATGCTGAAGTCGTTTGTCAAAATGGTGGTGATATTTTAGAGTTAGGTTTTGGTATGGGAATTAGTGCAGGACATATTCAACAACAAGATATTAAATCACACACTATTATAGAAAAAGATAAAGATGTTCACAAAAGACTTTGTAAATGGGCAGAAGATAAACCAAATGTAAAAATAATTTTTGGAGATTGGTATAACAATTTGCCAGATGAAAAGTTTGATGGTGTATTTTTTGACACTTATAATGACATAAACAGAATGTTTATGCCACTAAGGTTATTATCGGTATTTAAAAAAACCACTATTGTGAGTTGGTTTAATTCGTATTTAGATGGGGATAGTATATATTCTAAAAGTTTATTACAAAATAGTTCAGTAAAATATCACAAAATGAATATTAAAATACCCGAATATGTAGACTATTTTTTAAAAGAATATAAAGATGAATATTTTATTCCAGAATGGAGTGTTGGTGAAAATGACACAAAAGAAAAGTATATGGAAATACTACATAAAATGAGAAAATAATGAAACAAAATGACAATTTTAAATTCGTAGTTCATAGAGAAAACTTTTTATCATTAAGTCAATGTCAAAAGTTAATGAGGTATTTAGAAACAGGACAACCAACTGATTCTGAATTAGCAGGTAATTATGACAACGACCTTGTAAACAAAAAGGTTCGTGATAATAAAGAGGTTGTCATCAATAATGAACAATTAAAAAACAAACTAAAAATGATATTTGAATTATCTAACCAATCTATATGGAAATACAATATAAAAGAATTGGAAAAAGTAAAAATACTCAGATATGAAAATGGTGGTAAATACAAATGGCATACTGATATGGGTTCAAAAGAAACTTCTACGAGAAAATTAACGGCAGTAATTCAACTATCAGACGAAACATTGTATGAGGGTGGAGATTTAGAGTTCGGTATTACAGATGACACAGGTGAGAAAAACTATACGGCACCAAGAACACGAGGAAGTATCATAATCTTTCCATCATATTTATCACATAGAGTAACACCTATTGTATCAGGTAAAAGATACTCATTAATAACTTGGATGAACGGAGATTGTTTTGTATAAAAAGAATAAAGATTTTAAATGGGCGATTGCTCGTGATAATTTTTTAACTCAAGACGAGTGTGATAAAATTATAGAAAAAATAAAAACTCAAAATAAAATGTTTGATAATGAGGATTTTATTGAAAGAAATGGTAGTTGGGTTGATTTTAATGATGACCCAATCAAAGATAAAATATTTAATGTGGTTAAAGCAGCTAATTCTATGTGTTTTAAATTTAACATTGGTGGAGTAGGTGGTTGTTATGGAAAACACTACTTTGCAAAAGACTTTGAAGAGTTGTGTGAAAATGGCCCATTACACTCAGACTTATCACCAGAAGACAATAAGTTAGCTCACGGAGATTATAGTGATGAAGTTTTTGAAAAAGAGATTGATGTATTTGATACCACTACTAAACTGACAGCTATTGTTTTCTTAAATGATGATTTTGAGGGTGGAGACTTGGTTATTTGGGACAATCCCATTAAAGTAAAGCCAGGTAGACTTGTTATCTTTCCATCTTTCGCTGGACATAGAGTTAAAAAATTTACAGGTAAAGATAGATTCGTATTAGCAACATTTATCAAGGGCGATTATTTTAAATAATTTACATTTTAGTAAATCACATTACTATTTATTTATATCTAAAGGTTATTCACAATGAAAACAAAAACACTATTTGACCACATAAAAGAAATTACGAATTCACAGAACCCAAATTATTGGGAAGATATTTCTGATGCGGATAGAAAGACTTGGTCAAATTATATGGTTCATAGGTTTTTATCAATGAAAGCCGAGTGGATAGAAGTAGTGAATGAAATACAGCAATATTGGGAATTAGAACCAAAATCAGTTTATCAATTCTACACCAATGTAATTCCCAAAAGCAGAACATTTCTCAGATACACTAAATCTAAGAAGAAATCAAAGATAGAAAGTTGGGCTATGGATATATTATGTGAACACTTT